CGATCGACGCTTATAATCACGGAGTTGACGCATTCCGATATGCTATTTCTCCAGAACACAATTTCAAATTTGCTATAAAATAAAATCGATGGGACTGTTTACAAGAAAGAAAAAGACGGATAACGTTCAGAAGTTGCAATCGTTTTATGCTTCTGTTATCGGAAGTAACCCTGTCGTGTGGTACAGCTACAACGCTGAAGACTTTGTAAAGAACGGTTACACGTCGAACGCAGAAATTTATAGCATTGTGAAGAAGATCATCGACAAGGCAAACGTTGCAATACCTTACGTTTATGTTGATAAACAAGGAGTTAAATCGAAAAGATATTTGACAACGAAAGGATCGAGAGACACGGCCTTTGGTGCTGCCGAACATCGTCTTGAGATACACAAAGCGCTCGATTACGCACCTGACAACCTCGATTTGTCGATGTTATTAAAGAAGCCGAATGCGGATCAAACATGGCGTGAGTTTATCACGCTGGTAAGAATTTTTTATTTCGTACAAGGAGAAGCGTTCATTTATAGAGATGCTGGCGACGACAATTGTGCATTGTCGCTTCATGTTATCCCTGCGCACCTGATGAACATGCACATCGATAACGGAAAATTGGTAGGCTGGAGGATGAACCTGCTTAATGGACAGTTTCGAGATTTTCTCGGAGATGACATTAACGACATTCTTCACATTAAGATGCCTAACCCGTTGTTTGATGCGAAATATAGTCAGTTTAGAGGATTGTCCCCGTTGCTGGCTGGATTGAAATATTTGAAGCTTGACGACACGGCTATTGAGAGCTGGGTTAAGTCGGTTGAGAACGAAGGAGCGAAAGGGTTGATTTCACCGAACCATCCGAACCCTGAATTGTGGCTTACGCCTGAACAGGTTGACAAGACGCAGGCTACTGTCGAAACTAAAATACACGGATCGGATAACAGGAATAAGATTGTTGTAAGCGCAATGCCGCTGCAATATACGCACATCGGCTTGTCGCCAGATGCATTGAACATCATACAGGGACTTGATCATGCAGGTTACAAGTTATGCGATTTGTGGGGAGTTCCAGCGACGTTATTCGATCCTAACCCGACGTATCAAAATATGAAAGCTGCGAGTGAGCGTTTCGTTAAGGAAGTTATATTGCCTTACTTGTCGGCAGAAGAAGACAAGCTTAACAGCTGGCTTGTTGAACCATTCAAAATACGCGACAAGAAGAATTACGTTATCGATTACGATCTTTCGTCTTATGAAGAATTAAGACTTACAGCTGATCAAACAGATGCTTATTTGAAGACACATACGATCAATGAGGTTCGTGTGATGTTAGGCAGCGATGAGCTTGAAGAAGAATATGCAAATCAGGTATTCGTACAACAAGGCATGATCCCGTTATCGGATTATAACGTTGAGGATATACAGATATGAGACTTACGCGTTACATACAGATCGAAAGCCGCAGGCAGGCAACTTATGAAAGGTTGTTTGCAAAAGAAGTATTGAAAGCGTTCAAAAAGAATGCCGAGACGTGGATCGATTTCAACATTGTAGGTAATGCAGTTGGTGAAGCACTTGAAAAGGTTTATCGAGTTACGTTGGAAGATTATCTTTCGAGACAATGGGAGCAATTAGACGGCAACGTTATTCAAAAGAAAGAACGATTTTTCATGCCTGCATGGTCTCGATGGATCGAAAACTATATTTTGGCAACGCTTGTAAATAAAGTCGTTGGCATTGACGACACGACACGTGAGCTTCTGATGCAGGAAACGATCGCAAGCACGTCGATTGGGGAAAGCAGATCAGAATTTTCAAAGCGGATCAGAAACGTGATGGGTGGTGCGGCAGGCGAGAGAAGGGCGAGAGTTATTGCGAGAACGGAAGCTGGCAATGCGATCAATATAGCAAAAGCGAAATCGGCAGAAGATTGGGCAGCACAAACCGACATTCCGATCGGCAAATTGTGGATACATAGAGGTGCTAAAGATCCGCGTGATTGGCACGTTGCGATGGATACAGGTGTTGAGATACCGAAAGATGAACCGTTCATCGTTACTGATCCGAACACAGGGATCACTGACAGAATGATGTACCCGCATGATCCGTCGGCTTCGGCAGGCAACGTGATAAATTGCGGTTGTCAGGTTATTTATGTTAGATTAAAAACAGAACAAGATGGAAGAAATAATTTTTAAGAACCTTTCAGAATTTCGCGACATCGATGAGCAAACAGGTATCATAAAAGGTTACGCGAATGTTTATAACGTGAAAGACAGCGACGGAGACATTTCGCTTCCTGGATCGTTCTCGAAGACGGTCGCAGAACGTGCGAAAAAGATAAAGATATTCAAGAACCACACGCCGCAGCTGGTCGGAGTGCCGTTGGAGTTGGATATCGCAGATTCTTACGGTCTCGGGCTAACAGCTAAGATGCTGATGGACACAGACGCTGGACGAGACACGTTTCATGAAGTGAAGTTTCTGCATGAAAACGGTTTCGAAAGCGGTATGAGTATCGGCGGCTGGGTTATCAAACGAAATGCTAAGAACAAAGCTGAAGTGGTTGAATACAGGTTGAAAGAAATATCAGTTTTGACAACCGAAGAACCAGCAAACCAGCTTTCGCTTGTAAGCGCGGTTAAAGCAGTGAAAGAATTAACCGAACCTACTCAGGAAGAATTTTGGAGTATCATCGAGAAGGCTTACGATGTAAGATTTTCGGATAACATATTAAAATCATTAGAACAATTTTTGACACTCAAAGACAATGAGCCTGATCAGCTTGATGCTGACACAACTCAAGCCGTTGAGCCGTTGATCACAAATATTTACGAGTTATTCATTTAAAAACAACTATTTAAAACAAAAAACAATTATGGAAGATATTGAAAAACAAAAAGCTGAAGCGCTTGAAAACGTTAAGAAAACAGCAGAAGCGGCAGCTAAGATGACCGTCGAAGAAGCGATGAAAGCCGTTTCAGAAAAGATGGAAGAGATCGCTGGAAAGGTCGGCAAATCGGTAACCGAAGACGACTTCAAAAAAGAGATCGCAGAATTGCAAGCGCGCGTTAAACAGATCAAGCAAACCACTTCTGAAGAGAAGACGGCAAAGAGCATTAAAGACGCGATTGCCGATGCGCTTGTCGAAGGAGCTGAAAAGCTGAAAAACTTCAGAGGTGAGGAAAAGCTTGTCATGAAAGCGGTAACCGATGCAAGCTGGGCAGCTGGTGCGCTTGATCATGCAACGTCGGAAGTACGTCCTACTCTTTATAACAGTCCTTACTCGCCTCTTTACCTTCGCAACATTTTCCCGAACGTTGCGACCGACATGGGAACTGTTATCATTCCGCAAATCGGAGCGATCACAGGTGCTGCGGCAGAATGGGAAAGAGGCAGCGGAGATGGTGGAGTTGACGTAACTAAACCTGAAGTTTCTCCTGCTTACAAAGACGTAACAGTTCCGATGAAGTGGATCGCTGGGATCACTACCGTTAACCGTGAGTTATTGCTTAACGTTAAATACTTGCAGTCGAGTATTACCAACACGCTGCTTTATTCGTCGAAAGGACTGTTTGCAGCTGAAAACAAGATGATCACCGATTACCTTGCTACGAATGCAGTTGCTTACGCAGGCTCGAAGACGATCGCGCTTGAGAAGATCATCGACGCAGCTTTCAATCAGTTGCTTGGAAATTACATGTCACCTACGCACGTGTTGATGAACCAAGCCGACTACTTGACTTATATCAAGTTAAACAAGGCAGTAGGTTCTGGCGAATATGATTTGCCGAATGATATGTTGAGAGGTTTCACAGGCACAGGGCTCGAAACGGCAGTGCAGATTGTTCCCGTTCCGTCTCTTGTAGCAGGAACAGCCTATGTTGTGGCGGCAAACGAATTCGAGTTCATTAACCGTTTGAATCCTGAACTGGAGGTTGCAACACAGCACGATACGAATTTCACATACAATAAGGTTACATTCAGAGTTGAGGAGATGGTCGGGTTCATCGCCAAAAATCTCAATGCGATGGTTAAGGTTACATTTTAGTGATTAATCAAGTGAGCGGGTGAAACATACCGCTCACTTTAAAAATTAAAAAGATATGGCAAAGACAAAATATAATGTGATAGTGTACCACGACACTGCAGCTAATTGGGCCACCGATACTAAAATATACGGTGAAAACATCTTCATGTATGCTACCGACACTGGTGTAATGAAGAAGGGTGATGGAGTTAAGGCATACAAAGATTTAGGTTCGATTGGAAGCGTAGCTACGTGGGGAGTAATCACAAATCAGCCAGCTGTTATTGCAGCAGGAGCGGATAAGGCGGCTGCACGCACAGCTATTGATGCAGCTGATGTAGCACACGACCACGCAGTAGTGGCGGACGTTGATTCAGGTTTAGCAGCCGCCGCCAATATACAGGCTTTGGCGATAGCACTTTCCGCCAGAATAAAGGCACACGACCACGCAGTAGTGGCGGACGTTGATTCAGGTTTAGCAGCCGCCGCCAATATACAGGCGTTGGCGATTGCACTTTCGACACGGATAAAAACACTTGAAGATGCACCTTAATGTTTAATAGTGAGCGGGCAACCGCTCACATTAATACTCAATAAAAATGAAGGTATTGGTAAAACATTTGAATACGATAGTAGATGTATCTGAAAGCAAAGCGAAAAGATGGGTAGCTGCTGGATATGCAGAATATGTAGATGCTTACAAGAAAGACAAACAAGTAAAACGAAGTAGAAAATGATAACACTCGATGACGTTAAGGAAGCGCTGCATATAGACTTCACGGATCAGGACAGTTATTTGCAGTCGTTGCTTGACGCTGCTATCGACAAAGCGCTTCGAGTGTCAGGAATAAGCGCGACTATAACTGTCGTTGACGAATTTGGCGTTGAAACAGTAATTGAAAACCCTGAAGCCTCATCGGCAGAGTTTCTTAACGCAATACTTGAAGACGTTGCTTCGATGTATCAGTCGCGTGGCGATGTTCAATCAGGAAGCGAAAGCTCGATGGCAACTTACAGAAGACATTCGACTAAACCTATCTTTTAAATTTCAAAGACATGAAAATTGGACGATACGATCAGATAATTGAGTTCTGGAGCGAAGGAATTGTAAGCGACGGATACGGAGGCTACACACCTAAGCCGTTATTGGAATTGAAGACGTGGGCACGTATCGAACAATTGAAAGTGTCGGCTAACATCGAACAAGCACAGATGCAATTACCGACTGTTTATCGAGTAGGTATAATGTTAAGAGCTGGCTTCATGCCGTCGGTGCAACATATCGTGAAGTGGAGAGAGAAAAATTATCGGATCATAAACGCTCCAGTCGTCGAGAACGTAAGGTACGGAAAAGAATTAGTGTTCGATATAACGGCTAAAGATTGAGAGAGATGGGAAAAGTAATCAATACGACATCGGACAACTTGAAGAAGTACAAAGCAGATCAAATCAGGAAGATGCGAGAGCTTGTCGTCGATACGGTTACAACGATCGAGATTGAGGCAACAAGGAAAGCACCGGTAGGCGAGGATGGAGATATTTTCATCAACATCGACAAGCGTTTCACTAACAACGACATGACAGGTGAAGTAGGCGTTATGGGGAAAGGTGACACCCCTGATAAGGAGATAAAAGACAAGGACGGCAATGTAATAGGAAGACAAGGAGATGCCAATCCTATGGCAGCATACCTCGAATTTGGTACAGGATTGTCGGCACGTGAAATACTTGCACCGTATCCGCAATGGATTAAGGATATTGCTTGGAAATTTTACATCAACGGATTAGGTACTTTGAAAGGGAAACCGTATCTTTATCCGTCGGTTTTAAAGAACACTGAGATTTTCAACAAGAAGCTGGACGAAATCGTGAAAGAAAAAACGAAAGACAATGGATAGAGCAACAGAAATACGAGGTAAGGTCATTACAGCGCTTTCAACACTGAAATACGGTTCTGTTTCGATACCCGTGTTCGATGAGGTAGTTAATCCTAATATTTCGTTACCGAGTGTCGATGGATCGATCGCAACTTACGTCGTTATTCAAGATCAACAAGAACAATTGAACGCAGTTCAAACAGTCGATGCACCTCGTTTCAATCTTAACATGACAATAAGAGTTGTAACGAAATGGGGAACGGTCGGGAAAAAGAAGCTTTGCGAGGACATCGGAGATACGATTATAAATTTGTTGCGTTACGACAGGGGTGCTTCAAGGATCGATGGTATTGACAAGGTATTGCTGGTAACAGCTCAATCAATCGCTGAAACGACAATAAACAATATAGCATTTAGTAAAATAATCATTTTAAACTTTATAAAAAATGGCTAACAATTATCAACCAGGATGGAAAGGAGCTCGGTTGGCAGTGTGGGACGCTACCGCTACCGATTATGTGCCTATTGCGTGCATCACTTCGAGAAGTGAAAGCAACGCTTCAAATGTGATGGAAAAGACAAACGCTTGCACGCAAGGCAAGACGGTTAAGACGATAACAAGTATCACGAGGACGGTAAGCGTTTCAGGCGAAGTAGTAAAGGATAACAACGTTAATTCGCTTGACGACTTGCGCGCTTTGCAGGACAGCTTGACGACGCACGATTTCAAGGTTTATCGAACGTCAGGAGTTGATGGAGCTACCGAAACGGCTTGGTATTTCTCTGCAACGATTTCAAACTTGAATGCCGATTATCCTACAGGCGAAGGCGAGAGCGCTACGTTCACGATGGACTTGAACATCGAAGGAGAATATTCAAATGTTGAACCAACACATTAAAAACTAAACAATTATGCCAAATTATAAACCAGGATGGGAAGGAGCTCGGTTGGCTTACAAGTCTGGAGCTTCATATATACCCGTAGCGTGCATTACTTCACGTAGTGAGAGCAACGCGACGAATTACAACGAAAAAGTAAACGTGTGCACTGAAGGGAAGGTGGTTCGAAAGCCGACAAGCATAAGCAGAACGGTAAGCGTGTCAGGCGAAGTAGTCGACGCAGGATCGTTGAACGAATTGCGTGCTTTGCAGGACAACAAAACGGAGCAAACATTCAGAATTTACGACAGCTCTGGAACGGCGAAGTATTTCAAGGCAAACGTTATGAACCTCAACGGAGACTATCCGACGGGAGAAGGCGAAACGGCTACATTTACGATGGATCTTGAGCTTACAAGCGAGTATCAATCGAGTGATGCTTTCGCATAACGATTAAACTTTTAAATATGTACGCAACTCAAATAAATGTAAATGGCAAAACGATACCGATCCGATTCGGAGCTTACGTTCTCAAGAAGATTGCCGATGATGGTATTCGATTGCAGGACTTGTCGGATCACATAGCCAACAATCCTGCCGACATAATACCGAAGATTATCTACTACGGTGCGATAAACGCTTCTGAAGAACGTAGAGGTGATAACGTTTCATTGAATGACATTTACGATTGGCTTGACGAGATCGAAGGAGGTTTGTTCGGCGATGAGGCATCAAAAGTGATCGACTTGTTCACGCAGCAAATGTCGGATAGCGTCCCAAAAAACTCGAAAGCGGGGAAAGCGTCCCCGCAGAAAAAGAACGGCTAAGTGCTGCCGAAGAATTCACGATAAATCATCTTTCGTTTGCACTCGGCGAATTAGGACTTCGGATGGATGAATTCTACGATATGGCGTGGTGCGAGTATCTTATTAAGTGTTACGCTTGGGCAAGGATGGAAAAAGAGAAGTGGAGACATACGCGCATGATAGCTTATGAAGCACGTATAGGAAGTCATCTTGATCCTAAAAGCCTGCCGCGAACGATCGAACAATACATGCCGCTTGACGGAAAGAAGACAGTAAGTCGAGTGCCGAGATCAGAGATCGAAGCACTTAAACGCGAAAGGGAACAAATACTAAACAAGAACAAACAATGAGTTTCACAGCGATAATAACAGCGGACGCGAAAGGCTTTGAAAAAGCTATCGATCAGGCACAGGCGAAGATCGACGGACTTGAGAAGACTGTCGGTCAAAGGCTTTCGTCGATCGGAGACAAATTCACGGATATAGGTCGAAAGGCTTCTGTTTTGTCGGCCGCGATCGTTGCAGCTGGCGGAGCTTCGTTTAAGATGGCTGCCGATTTTCAGGATGCGCTCGGGGCTACGGATCAGGTTTACAAGCAGTCAAGCGACACGGTGAAAGAATGGGCGCAAAACTTGTCATCGCAGTACGGTATCGCGAAAAGCGAGGCGTTGAGTTACTCGAACCTGATGGGATCGATGCTGGTTAACATAGGTCAATTGACTGAAGAACAAGCAGCGAAACAATCACAGAAGTTGATCGAGCTGGCTGGCGACTTGACTGCGATGTACGGCGGTCGTGTGCAGGATGCCGTGAGAGCCTTGACAGGCGCGTTGAAGGGTAACAACACGATGCTGGACAACTATGGGATGGCGGTAAACGACGCGCTGGTAAAGACACGTGCGCTTGAACTTGGATTGATAGCGCAAGGTGAGGAAATGACGTTGGCAGCACGGCAGGCAGCTACGTTATCGCTGATTTGGGAGCAATCTGCAGCTGCACAAGGACAGGCTGCGCGTGAAGCTGATGGAGCAAGCGGATCGATGCGTGCGCTTCAGGTTGAGGTTAAGAATTTGGCGACGTCGTTCGGTGAGATACTATTGCCTATAATTACGCCTATTGTTTCAGGCATTGCCGACATGGTTAACAAGATCGGATCGTTATCACCTGAATTGCAAAAGACGATCGTCGTTATCGGAGGCATTGTGGCTGCACTCGGCCCGCTAATGCTTGGACTTGGTAGCTTGCTTAAATTAGCACCGTTGATCGGCGCTGCATTCACTGCCATGACAGGGCCGATCGGCATTGCGGTAGCGGCGATTGCTGCACTTACTACAGGAATAATAGCTTTGACAAATAGGCAAAAAGAAGCTGAAAATGCCGCTGAAGCTTTAGCTATAATTAATAACACGGTTACAAACGAAATAAGTAGAGAGATAGCAGAAGTAAATATACTTTTAAAGATAGCTAAAGACGAGACTAAATCAAAAGAAGAACGTCGAAAGGCAATTGAGAAGTTAAATGCAATATCGCCTGAATATTTGGGTTTTATTGAGCTTGAGACGATAAACACAAATGCTGCAAAGAATGCAATTGATGGATACACTAAATCGTTAAAAGAAAAAGCAAGGCAGCAAGCTATTTCTGAAAAGATTTCAGAATTAGAGGCAAAGCGGATCGACATTGAAGTAAAACTAATCAAGGAACAGGAAAAAGTATATTCAACTGCAGCAAAAATTTCAGGAGCAAATAAGGAATCTCAAATAGGTTATTACAACGACTTAATAGCAAATATAGATAAGCAAATATCTATATATCAATCGCTCGGTAGTGCTTCGGAAGAATCGTATGATGCTACGAAGAAAGCTGCTGAAGAAGCCGCTGCAGCTGCAAGAAAAGCTGCCGAAGAAGAAGCGGCAGCTGCGAAGAAGATAGCAGATGAATCGATAAATGTAAGCGACACGTTCACGAAGCTGATCGGCACTAATTTGTCGTTGCAGGATTCGATAAGAAAAACATCTTATACGATTGATGAGCTTCAAAGTAAGTTAATAAAGCTGCAAACAGGGATTATTTCATCTACAAACGTTCGCGATGAGATTAAAACGACGCAGCAACAAATCAACGATCTTTCTGAAGCTTTGAATTTGTTGACAGGCGGTCGAGAGATAAATATAGATGTAAAATTAAAAACAGATATAGGTGGAGATGCACAAGATTTCGAAGATCGTTTTTTAACAATTGCAGATAAAGTAAAAAAGGCAACTGCTGCAGCACAGACTAATCTTACTGAAGGTTTAAATAATGTATATATAACAAGTAAGGAATATAATAGTCTAATTTCTTCAGGAATAACAAACATGGCTGGTTCGATCGGTGAAGCTTTAGGATCAGGTAACTTTCAAGATTTAGGGAAAGGGTTGATCGACGCGATGGGAAAATTGGCACAACAATTCGGATCGTTATTGATCGGAATGGGTACTGCAGCATTGCATTTGAAGACGACACTGATAACTAAACCGTGGCTGGCAATAGCAGCTGGTGCAGCGTTGGTAGCACTTGGAGCGGCAGCTTCTGCGGCGGCGAGCAAAATGGTTAACAACGCAACAAGCGGAGGCGGTTATGATCGAAGCTATTCAGGCGGAACGTCGTCGTATCAGCAAGCAACACCGAGCTACGCACCGACGGAGTTTCGCGGGCCGTATCAGGATAATTACACGGTTGAATTTAAGATCGGCACAAATGAGCTTGTTGGAGTGCTTGATATGGCAGATCAACGAAAAAGACGATTATAGGAAATGAAATATACACTCACATATCGAAATAAGCAAGGCGTTGAAGCACGTCTCGACATCATCACGTTCGGATCAACCTCAACGACTGAAACGATCGAAGGGACTGACACACCTTTTATTCTTAATTACAAGCGAGAGAAGAACGACAAGGAAGGTTACATCATTTCGTCGTCGGCCGATATTGCTATCTATGAAAGCGGTACGTTCAACATCGACACGCTGAAGACTTCAAACGAAACGGATATAAAGGTTGAGTACTACATCGATAACGTTCTTACGTGGTCAGGCTTTGTAGTCCCAGATTTCTTTAGTCGTGTTATCGGCACACCTGCGATTGTAAACATGGTAGCTTCTGACAGATTAGGATCGTTGAAAGGTCAGACGTTGAGCGGACTGCCAGCGATGGTAACACTGTCATCGCTTGTTTCGTCGTGTTTATCGAAAACAGGACTGTCATTGCCTATAAACCTTAAGGCCGATTTCACAAGTGTAGTCGGTAATGAGAATGTCTTTGCAAGTAAGGTAATTTCGCAACGCTTCACTGACACGAAAGGACGAAATATTTCTTGTTATGACATTCTGCGATCAATACTTGTCATGACAAACTCGGTCGTCGTGCAGCGAAACGGACG